GTAGACATCTAAAACATCATACTTGATGATTTCATCGATTGCGCGCTCAACTTCTTCGTTCTCTTCTTTCTGTGTCATATCGTCAGTAAAGTTTACGAATCGAGCCAAGCGCGAGCAAGTATTATAACCTTTTTCAATGTCGAACAAATTCCAAGAAGTGAACTGTTCGAATGGATCAAAAGGATTGTCAATTGTTGTTAACATGAATTCGTTTTCCATTGTCAATTCACTCCTTTTTTAGTTTTCAAATAATTTGAAACAGTTGTTGCTGAAATGCCAAGCTTTCGTGCAATCTCACTTAATGTGTAATTAGAAGCACTCAAAGATTTGATTCTGTTAATCTTTGCTTGGCTAATAGTTGTTGTAGCGCGAGGCGTTGCTCTTTCTCTAAGAGTTTCAATATCAGTATTATTGAGTATTTTCTTGAGATAGTTCTCACTTATGGCTCCAGCTTGTATAGCAGCCCATTCATTATCTGTTATTTTTATAGATCTTTTTGATCTAGCTACAGAACCTACTTGGTTTCTATATTTTGTGAGTGCTTGCTGACTTGCCTTCTTAATATCTCCTGCTTTCATATTTGGATTATTAAGTTTTTTAGCATTAATTTCGGCATTTGCTCTAAGCTGGGCCTGCCTTTCTCTAGGCGCATTAAGTAATGCAGTATTTAATTTTGACATTAGAGAGTTAACCTCTTGCTGATATGTCGCTTTGGCAGTAGAAGAATATGCTATTTTACCAGTGTTCATCATTTCTTTACGGGCCTGATTTGCGAGGGATTTCATTTTATTGGCATAGTCAGCATATGCTCTTTCCATAGGGGTATTCGCTCTAGAAATAAGAGAATACGCATCGTCGGTCTCCGCCATCTTTGTGCTCCTCTGCATCCTATATTTTGTAACAGTTTGCACCTCACCAGTCTTTTTATTGACCTTTCGTACAGAATATGATGCGTCATCAGCCGTCTTAAATATGAGAGATCCTTCTGGCTTACTGGGATCATACCAATCCTTGCCCTTAATATTTACCAAGGGAGTGCCTTGTCTCTTAAGCACCGAGGTCTGTCCTTTGCTTCTGGAGAGTAGGGTTGATGCGCCACCGGTCTGGTACTTCTTCTTCAAAGCAGATATGCCATTGTCCAACTCGCTCTTCTTATAGTCCAGTTTATGCTTCTCGGCATCTATAACTACCATGCTGTGCCTAACTGCTCTAGCCAGCTCGCTGTCATCCGCACCTTGAAGAGTCATATCCGTAATAAGATTAGATATGATTCCCATCTGTGTGCCTGTATTTTTCATGGTCTTTATGGTTCTACCCTTATATGTGTCGGGACCATAAGCAGTCTTAGGATCAAATCCTTCAAGCCCTTTAAGGGGAGGAGTAGATTGTATCTTTACCTTACCGCCTTTGTCATGTGTAGGTATGCACATGACTGTATCACCATCAAAGTCTGCTCCTGATAGTCGTTCTGCGACTTTAGCAGTAATGCCGATTGCATCGCTAACATCGGTACCAAGAAGCTTCTTAGCTGCGGCATTTCTATTGTTTACAGTAAGTATCGGAATTTCAAACGTGCCTCCATGAGGATATCGAATAAGCGCAAGCTTTGTTCCATTCTCATAGTTAGGAGCATATACCTCAGTATCCTTGAGGCTATTGACTGGTATAATAACGTGATACTTCTGACCAGGCAGAGCTGCTGCTTGAAGGTGTACTGCAGCAGAGTCGCATTCATCAGCAAATTTGTTAAGCAAATATTTCTTAACTGTAGGATTTGTCAGAGAACATATTTCGTTGTACTCGTCCATCTTGTCAGCTGCTGCTAAACCAAGCTGCTTCTTAGCCAACTGCAAAGGCTGCTTAGACAAAAATTGTGAAGGAAGCGCATCCTTCCAATCCGTCCAGTCACCTTCATCTGCTCTCTTATTGATAAGAGATAACTGCCTATTGCCATCTTTGTCTATGTAATAACTCTGTCCACCAGCTTTGATGAGTGAGCCAAATGGGTTGTCAGGGTCATCTTTAATATTTTTAAGAACCTCCATTTTTGGGATGCTCTTGCTTTTGTTTGTATTAAAGACTACGTCAATGCCATCCGGCATGTCATCAGAATATACTGCCATACCTTTTATGTATTTGTTGCCATCGACAAGTATACGAACCTGAGCATAATGTGAGTTTCCAAGAGACAGATCGTCGACACCTCTTCTGATCTCGACTATTCCATCTTTATCGATTCCTCCGTCTTCTTTATACCTGACCATTAGCCGGCTAGAATCCATGCTCTTAGGATATACAAATTTGTCGAAGGTTTCGCCTCCATCATGAGATACATACTCATTAAGAGAAGCTATATTTGCTTCACCTTGTGTAAATTTGTAGAAGTCTTTGGGATCGGTACCAGGAGCAGATATAGCTTTTATAGTTGTCCACTGTCCTTTATTAGTGGCCTGCTCGACTCGTCCGCTCTGTACGAGATATCCTTCTGCTTCGAGAAGCGCAAGAGCCTGATTCATTTTTTCTTTAGATATACCAAGCTCTCTTTCAACTCCGGTTCCAACATCGATAGTGCCTTTTTTGGCAATCTGCTCTTTGATAAAATCGGCTGTTTTTCTGGCTTGATTCATTCTTGCTTCAGATTCTGCGTTAAGCCAAGAACGAACAGTAGACTCATTTACACCCATTCTTCTACCAATCTCAGTTTCTCCGAGACCATCTTCTTTTAAGGATTTGGCAGTAGCGACATTAAGTGCTCTACGTTCGTCCTTTGCTAAGGCCTTCTGAGCTCGATACTGAGTTGTTGTCAGACCGAATTCTTCTCGTATATTCTCAGGTGTTTCCGACCAACCAGATTTCTTAAGTTCTTCTATTCTGCCAAGAAAATCGCGATCGTGTTGATAGGGGTCTTCTCCACTGCCCCATGGGTATCTGCCTGAACGTCTCTTGATACCGTAATGCATCAAAATATCGTTCATTTCTTCTGCAACGGGATTCATTGGTGTTAGTCCTCCTCATCAAGTTTTGATAGTATTTTGTTTAAGTGCACGATCTTGTCCATAATAGGAACAATATCTTCGGCGGTCGGATTATGATAGATGATTTCATCGTTCTGATAGATTCTTAGCTCAATTTGAATATCGCCAGGCTTTACTTTATATTCCAAACAAAAAAGAGCAGCATAAATTTCTAGCTGCTCCATGTGGACTGGAAGTTTTCCTGTTTTCAAATCATGTATTCTAAGAAAGCCATCCCTAAAGGATATAGAATCTGCTGTCCCAAAGAATCTGTCAGAATAATATAGGACAACTTCAGTATCCATTCTAAAACCAATTGCATCGTTTACATAAGCATAGATTGTTTTCTTAGATTTAGGCTGTTTAATGCCCAAATCAATTGTGTCTTTAGCCCATGCATGTAGCTTTGTTCCGCGTTCGGCGGCTTTCTTGTTGTTGTACACTTCTAGTGCTTTGTCATCGTCATACCTAAGCCAACTCGACTGGCTCGGACTGAACGGGGCATGAAGCCCATTAAGATTCGAATGCTTCACAAAGTTCACGCAATACTTCCTCCTTATTACTTGGATACACAATTCGTGAAAATGACATGCTGTCCAGCTTGGCGACATAATATTCTTGATTAGGTTGCTTAGCCGCACGAGCTTCTCGTTTGCATTCAAGGACGGCCCATTTGTCTTTGTACAAAATAGTCCAATCAGGGAATCCTTGAATATAACCAGAATCATTCTTAAGAATTACGCAGCCTGGGAACTCTGAACGAATTTCGTCCATAAGCTCTTTTTGAAATTTGCTTTCGAGTTTAGACATGATAGACCTCCTTTTCAATATTCAAAATATTAAAAAGAAAAAGAAGTAGCATAAAAATGCATATCTTTTTCCTCTCATAAAAGGGCATGTTTTTTTCGCGAATTTTTTATTCTGAAAATATTAGTCAAGGCACATCAAATGCAGAATCTCTTTACGAGTGCAATCAAGAGCGTCTGCTATACGAGTAACATTGAAGGCGCTTGGCATAACATTGCAATTTAAATACTGGGCTATAGATGCTTGAGAAAGACCACTTATATCTGCGAGGTTTCTTTGCGTCATTCCTCTGTCAGCCATCAACCGCCATAACCTAAGACTGAACTCTCTTTTCCAGCCCACTTCGTCTTTTGGATGTAGACTATCGATAAGTCTGTCAATACTCCTTGCTCGCCTAAACGTCTTTAGTATTCCATCATACAATATGGCAGTTCCATCAGACAACTCAACAATGAGTTCCATGTAATTTACTTGCCGCCAGGTAATAATCATGTTTACGGCCCAAGGACAGTTAATCTTAAAATCTTCTAAAATATCAAAGTTTTCTTCATTGAACATGGTTCTTCTCCTTTTATTAATTTGCAGGCCAAAAATAACCAAAAATAGTCTCTGCCCACTTTGCCCAGATTTTACCCCTGTTTTAGTTATATTAGGGATTATTAATATATTAATATTCTCCTATATGCTTAAAAGGGGGGTAAAAAGTGGGCAAACCGGGCAAAAGTGGGCAAAAAGTGCCCAAAAAGGCTTAGTTTGTATATACAAAAATCACCCAGCCATAAATCAAGCTTTTCGATTTATGTATATACATAAATAAAAAGTGGGCAAGTTTGTATATACATAATTCATTTTTCGATTTTTGTATATACAAGTTTTAATTTTGTATATACATAATTAGGTGGTATTTTTGTTTTTGTATATACATAAATAAGGCCCTTAATTTAAGAATTTTTTGATGTTATACTGTGCCTTTACGGCCTTTCGGATAACATCAGTCTTTGTCATCTCATCTTCTGAAGCCAAGTATTCGATCATTTCTCTCTCATCGTCCGACAATCGCACTATGAGTACATTATTTTTTGCCAGGTCTTTTATCGGTCTCCCTCTTCTTTTCTCCATTGCTTTCTCCTTTAGTCGAAAAACTAGGAGGCCATGTTTCAGGCCCCCGAGGAATAAAGGTTAATTGTTAGCTTCTTCTTAGATACCTGATAAGTATCCAAATTAGCCAGAGTCCACCTGTAGCAAACACCAGAATGAAATCAAGCAGAAGCCCAAAGAACCCACGTTTTTTAGTTTCCATTTCGAGTATTCTCCTTTTTGTTTGTTTCCTTATCCAAAGCCTCAAAGCAAACAGGCTTATGCGAATATAGATTCACCGGTTCGGTCAAGCACTCTGAGCAAGGCGCATCCGTCTCGGCAGCATCTTTATGCGTACACCTCGAGCAATATTGCGAAAAATACACTTCTTTGTAATTATTCTCGATCATTCTTTTCCTCCTTATTAAATAGCCACTGCTCAAGTTTTGCCATACAGTCAGGACAAAGATCAAAAATCGCAGAATTAACATAATTGAATGAGGTATCAGATCCGCGTTGCATCGTAGTTAGGACAATTGCATTTTTATTTCTATTACCTTTACTAAGCCATGCGTCATCTTTAAAATATTCGCCGCATCTGGTGCATTTTCTTACAATCATTCTTTTCCTCCTGAATTTAATAAGTTATGCTACACATATAATGATTCCTGAAGTCAAACATCGCGCGGTATCTATTGCGTGTGCAACGGCATTTGTACTTTGCGATAAATGCATCTAAGAAATTCATATCATCTCTGTCAATAAACTGCATTTTATCTGAATGAGTGTCTGTGCTGAACCACCAGTCATACAAGCTGGAATGCTTTGTAAGGCTTACAGCAATCCAATCGCAGATCATCTCAGCGAAGAAATAATCGGGCATCCTAGTCCCGGGAGGTTAACGATAATTTAGACTACTCCAATGCTCTGGATGATGTGCATTGGTCATGTAGTGATGTCGCCAAGCATAATCGAAGTCCTTGTACCTTATTGGATCAGATATTGAATCTTCCTCGGACGGGTAGAAATGCTGACGATAAGCGTTGAACTCTGCATCTGTGTACTTTGATTCATCATGGACCGCTACCATCTGCGATAGTAGGCGGTTGAGCCACAACGCATCCCCGTCATGTTCACTATTTCTGTGTACACAAATCTCGGTACATATCAGTGTACCAAAATTATCTTGAACCCATCGAACAGCCGCAATGTGGTAATCTAAGTACTCACGATATGCTGCCTCAGCTTCGGAAATGGTTTTGTACTTATGTGCAATCATTTTGCTTTTCCCCGTCGGCGTTTCCGACAATTAGTTCTGAATACGGCAAAGATTCAATCCAATGACAGAATTCTCGCCATTCATCAAGCTTATGGTCTTTACGAGATTTATAGATGTTTGCTAGCACTTCATAATTCAGCATTACTGTACGTTTCTGGTTGTAGGAACTTGGCAGGAACTGAATCATCTGCCACCAGATTTCTTTTTTAGTCATGTCTAAGCGTTCTAGCATTGCTGGGTCGTCATCACATTGAATATATCTGCTACGCCAACAGTTAAGAATATCCACAATATACTTAAAGTCGCTGACACAAACTACATGCTCTATAGAGAAATCGCTCAACTCAAACTCCTTTGCTGCAATCTTGTGCATAGTTGAGCAGGAATTTGCAACAGTACCAACCTTATACGTGTCATATTCTTTCCACCAATAAAGTGGCGCCGTGATATCAAGGTAGACGGTAAGCATCCGTATGAATTTACGATGGTCAGTCCCAGCATTGCGCAGACGCATCATCAGATCGAAATCATTCTGACCTATGCAAGTAATTGATTTATTTCGATTCTTGCAGTCCGGGCAGACTTTCATGTTCATTCGACACCAATGACTATCGCTACGATCCCAAGAATTCTTGGGATTGCGCATCCCTCGTATGGCCGCCTCCCAGCCAAACGTTTCGACCTTCTCGATTTTAATCATTTAATATATTCTCCTTATAATCTTTTACGACTGCTTCTATACATTTATAAACTGGCGCGCCCTCGAGAATTAATTCTCTGTTAAAAACCACATTTCCTTCCGAATCACGCCGCAGGCCAGCTATGTATGCGTTTGCGGTTGCTTCGCTAACCCCCTGTCCGACAAGTTGCTCCGTGACAAAAATCTCATAAGCAACTTTTGTGGCAATAACATATCGATAGTATCCTGGCATATTATCGAGTATTTCCCAGTTATTTAAGCGACTACATCTAGCAGCTTCTATTTCTTTATATGCCACCGTTCTTACATACTCCCGTATTCATCTTCGCTATCTTCTAGTTTGCAATCTTCTGTTTTGACCCAAACAAAGTTTCCAGCATCATTGACAACGAGAAATCTATCCCGCACTGAATCAATACAGTAAACTTCGGATACATACTGACAGTCATACTCGTCAAACCAAACTACCTTAAGATTTGCCATAATTAAACTACTCCTTTTTTATCAAACCGATTTATAAGGGATTCCATACACTCTGGGCATAGATTTTTACACTTAAATGTCCGTTTTGTTATTTTAGTAGGCAGATTCATGCAAATCATAGAAAAGCCGTTACTGTTTTTGTCATCAATTTCATATAGCTTTCCGCATCCATCGCATTTTCGTGCTAACATTTTCGTTCTCCTTTATAAAATTTCTATACTTTCTAAAGATATGTCATGAATCGGTAATATCTCTTGACCAGAGAGCATGCAAGATCTCCGATTGTTCCAAACCGGATACATCTTCCTGCCTCAGGAGTTTACAATCTCTAATAAACACCCAGTGAAAATTGCTGTTTTCGTCAATGACAAGAAAACGATCTCTATCTAAGTCCACACAGTATACCTTAGAATCATGCGGATCATAATAATCGTCATACCAAGTTACAAAAATATCAGTATTCATTTATTTCTCCTTTATTGTGAAGAAACCCTCGCAATCCTTTATAAGGATCATCTCGCAGGTTTCAGCATTCATGCCGAGCATCTTACAAAGAAACTGCCATTCTTCTTTGGCCACATCTGTAGGCGTTACTCGCACCGTATTTACATTACGATGAGTATATGTATTAACCATTTTCTTTCTCCTTAATAAATTCATAAGCTGCTTTTTGAAAGGCCTTTTCAAAATCTTCCTTACTGACAAGGCCATGGTTACTCGTGACTGTAGCATACAGAAGGTCCGTAACCGGTTTGTCTTTCTTAACTATAGAAAAGCCCTGAGTAAGTTCGTCCTGATAAATATAATAGACTGGCTTACCTAGAATTTCTGCCTTAAGTATTTCCTCATATACGCCACGTCCAATAACTCCGTCGACACTACTGAAGACCAAAATATCAGAAGAGGCCACTTTAGTCAGACACTGGTCCATAACAAACTGATCATCAGGATGATATGCAGTGTCCTTGTCGAGCCAGTACGATATGGCAGAGACATCTTTAAACGGGTTAATGACCATAGCTTCTTGGAAAGTTGCTTTTATGAGGTTTTGTTCGTAGGTTTCAATTTCAGTTCCATATTTCCACCGATGGTGGGCATAATAAATTTTCATTCTTTAATCCTCATAGTTTTTCTTTGTGAATTTCGCATTTTTCTTTTTCTTTTGAAAATAACGCACTTTTGTCATGCTGCTTTCATAATAATCCTGATTATACTTCCTCTCCCTAGCTAATCGCTCACGTATTTTGTCGAGTTCTTTCTTTTCTCCCAGGTACTCTTCGCAATGTCCGTGGCATCCGGGATATCTTTTTGGAGGCATGCAATCTTTACAGCATTTGTATGTGTTTACCATCTCTTCTTTCCTTTCTATCTATTGTGTGTGAATTCTTTATAAAGTCCAACGGCTCCGAACAATACGAGCATGAGCCAGTAAATCGGAGTAGTTTCAATCCTTGCTCCAATGTACGATAGTAAAAATACAAGTAACGGTGTAATCATTTCTTTTTCCTTTCTAAATATCAATCCTCAAAAGGTATTTGTTCGACATCTCCACCCTGAACCGTGACGGATTGCATAACGCACTTCTTTTCCTCATCCCAGTATATAGTGTCAAGAAGATAGTCGATTTCATCCTGAATTTCTGGTTCAGTCATACGCATGACTTCATATTGCTGAAGGCCAACTTTTGAACGAAGCTTTTGCATAACTGTTCCGGCCCACATACGGAACTTACGAGCCTCCAATCGTCTACTTGCAAACAGCGCTTCATAAATACCGAGTTCGTTAACTGCAAGCATCCAATGAGTCTTCCAGTCGCCAGGCTTGCGCCCTATGTCTTTCCCAATCATGGATGAATTAACATTCTTGACGGGCTGATGGGCATTCAACGTCCCTTCAAAGGACCTTGAATCTCGTTCGACGAGCACCCGTTCCAACATAGAAGGATCAAGACGCTCCGCGATTTTGGCGGTTCTCAATCTCAAAGCATCACAAATATCCTTAAGAATTGCCCACCATTCGCCATTAATCTCGACAAAACGGATATCATACCCGCACCATTTTTCAGTTCTAATCATTTTTTTCTCCTTTTTATTAGTCATTCATGTAGAATTTGCAGACGAATATGGTAATTTTAATGCATCCATATAGTGCCCAGATTATCCAATATGGCAAACCTGCGTTGATTGTCGCACCAATAATTGCGAATAAAATAATAGACATGTTTTTTTCTCCTTTTACCATTTAACCCAACGGGTTTCATTAAATTGTTTTTTCTCGCTCAAAGCTTTACTAATTGCCAGATCTATTCCGCTTCTGGTTTTGAGATGGTAATAGTATAAGTCTCGGAAGGGGGTATTAAGTCTATCAATTCTTCCAGAAGCTTGCGCCAAGACTTTGTAAGAATAGTTTTGGGAGTAGAAGACAATTGTGTCTGTTCTAATACAATTCCATCCTTCACAACCTGCCGTGTATTGGACCAAGTAAACCCATCTTTTGGATTGTGGGATAGGCTGATGTTCATGCCCATTCCATTCTGCAATTTCACAATCGTTTCCATAGTAAAGTCCTTTCAAAATATTGAGTTCATAATCGAAGTTGTAGAATACGATTATTCGAGGATGCTTTTCTGCTAGTTCCATTAAAACGACTTGCCTAGACTCGTCGGAGTTTACAATGCGCCTTAATACATAGCATAGTCCAGATGCTTGTTGGATTGGTTCATTCTTAAATGGGTCCCATCTGGTACGTACAGCGTCCTTATACTTCGAAATATCATAACGTACGTAAATATCCTCATGATGTGGTATCGTCTTTCTAGAGAAGTCCATATCGATCAGGATCTGGTTACGCTGCTTGATTAATCGTCCGGTATTAATGTATCGGTCTATCTTTGGATACTTGCTAAAGCGAGAATATATAATGTGCTCACGAGCGAATTCCGTTTTGTTTCTATAGAAGCCGTTCGCAATAAACACTGGAATATACTGCTCCCAAGTGTCTCCTGGCGTGGCAGAAAGAATAATCCAATCATTTGACTTCGCTATCTTTAGAAAACTCTTAACCCAAGCTCCGTAACCTGTCACACGGTCCTCGTCAAATATGAAGAATGCCCCGGAAATATCTTTGTACTTCTGAATATTATTCCAGCTGTCAATTGTGACTTTGTTTTTGTAATAGTTTAAATCGGATACGGTCGACAGACGAAATATACCTAGCTCACCCTCGAATTCCAGGCTGTCCCTCTTCATTGCGGTGGTGATAATATAAAGGTCCTTTGGTTTTTTCATGGGGGAATAGTTTGGGCTTATACTACCACCTTGTTCTTTAAAGTAATAATACAAACCCGTTCTACTTTTCCCACTTCCAACTCCTCCATTTAAAATGCAGCCATTGCGCATTCTCTTGACTGCATCCATTTGGTAGTCATATAGGAATGGTTTAGCCATTATTCTTTAGGCTCCCAATACTCCTGGTCACAGCAGAGGGCACAAGCCAGACCATATCTGAAATGACCGGTGGGATTATGGTACTTGCACGTCTCGCAAGTTTTTTCAACGGGCTTTTCTTTCGGCTCCCATTTGGTTTTTGAGCCCTTGCCATTGTAAGCCGCAGTACCACAACTAAAGCACGGCTCTGCAGTATAGTGAAGGTCAGCGTACTTGCAATTACCGCACGTCTTTTCAAATGCCTCTTCTTTCTTTTCCTTCGGCAGCCACTTTTTGATGTCTTCGTAATATCCATCCTCATTACCGAGAGCCTTCTTGGCGATGGCCATAGCTAGCCCCTTCTCAGGATCAAAAGTATCGCCCTCTCGACACTTTACGACAGTCTTAGTGTCGTCCTGCCAGAAGACAATTGTCGCAGGACCGTTGAATATCACGTGCTTGATTTTAGGGAAGTAAAGCAAACGGCAAAGGCGCCTGATGTTTCTAGTAGAACTTATATCGTTATCGCAATAATCGACATAAGATACATTTATTGTTGATGCTGCGGGGTAACGTTTAATTCTCTTCTTCGGTATGTAATTGGTAAAGATGCCACCGTTAATGCAGCGACAGCTGAGGCAAGGTTCCTTATAGATCTCAATGTCAATATGTTCGCAAGTACTGCAGGTTCTATCCTTATTTTTTTCTACCATTTTTCTTTTCTCCTTATTAATTAAAAATATAATGAGCCCGTCCGTAGACAGGCCCATATGGTTCTTATAAAGTTTCGTCAATCCATTTGTTAAATGCCTCGGCTTCAGTTTCAGTCATTAGACATTCAATATGGATCTGGTTAAATGCGCTGCTAGGCTCGAATTGAATATCATGCTCTCGGAGATAGTCTTTAAAAATATTAGCTTTCTCCGAAGACATATCCACACCGTACCAAGCTCGATCTAATGAGGTTCTTGATTCGGTCACAATACCCCTATCGTTGCACGTAAGTTCAATTCGAAGTCCTAGCTCACGGATATCGAATAGCCACTGATTAGGAGCCGGATCAACCAAATATTCAGCGCTTTCTTCATAAGTGGTGAAATTTTCAGCAAAGTGCTTGGCCAAGCGTCGTCGATACCATTTTTCTGTATGTTTCATATTAATACAGCTCCTCAGTAGTAAGTTTAATATCGGTTAGTACATAGTCCCAGCTCGTTCCGAAATGTGTAATGCCCCATGTATAAATATCAAGGTTTTCATTATAGAAAACTACTTCGTCCGTATGCTCCTTTAAGAATTCGTAGCCACGTTCCGAAATAATGTAGTCTTGGAATATCATGTCCTTGAATTCCCCAGTTACAATCTCGAAGTCTTCTATAGTCCTATCACGAATAGTATTATTCAGAATCATATCTCCGACGATCTCGGCCAACGCTTTGAAGTCAAGATACCCATTCTCAATCCCATATCGTGATACTTCTACCCCATAGACTTTATTACCGTACATTACCATTTCTTTTTCCATTGTTGTTTCCCCCTCGGGACTTAGATTGTTTTTATTTCTCCAGTTTGGCTCTTACCTTGTCAATAACTTTTATTGCCTTTGCTTTCAAAGCCGATTTCAATTTAGGATTTGTCGTGACCATTGCCACGCCTACGGTTACAGGGACAACGATCTGAGCAACCCACAATCTTATTTCTCGACTGATTTCGATTTGTCTGTTTGTCATCTCTGATTCTCCTTTTTAGTTATCGTTATATTCCTGTGCGAATCTATCAACTCGCTGGGTAACTTTTATAGACTGAAGATATGCAGTGCGTCCGGACTTGCCGTTGACATCCCAATCATAAGGGCGAATATCAAGGTCTACGCCTATGATATCGATGTCATCAAGGCAAGCGATGCTATCCTCGTCGAGTTTGTTAAGGTTGTTTCCTGTCGCAAGATATATGTTAGGACCTCTTTCAGAGAATTTGATCTTAACAGAAAGGTACATGAAAGGATCATCTCCCTCTTCACGAGGCGGCTTAACACGTACATTCCAGCCCTCTTCTTTCAGGGCATCCGCAATCTCAGGGTCGTCAATGATAAGAGCGAAGTTTCTGTCGCCCTCTCTATTGAACTTTGTACCGGTTCCTGAGAAGTTACGGTAAGTGATCATTGCGTCATCAATCTGAAGAATTCCTCTAGGTGCAAAAGTGATGTTCATAGTTTTTAATCTCCTTTGAATAAAAATTAAAGGCACCTTGTTTTAAGGTACCTTTGTGTTTGAATTATTTCCGTTCCTCTTTGCAAAGAACTGGTTTGTATCCATTTCTGGCGATTTTCTTGCGTATCGTTTCTATCAGTACATTGCCGTCGACTGAAGTGTATTCCTTAATATTGTCACCAGTAAAGAATTCCTCGATTTCTTTTCGTTCTTTCTTTGCCTGATGCTCTCTAATAAGTGCATCTTCGTAGTCTTTAACTGCCTGAATTACAATCGCATTTGCCAGGTTTTGATACAGTCTTTCCATGTTGCTCTCCTTTCAGAATATAAAACGGGTATTCATCCCATAAAAGAAAGAGCAATTTTCGCGAATCAATTAGACATCTGAAATATCAATCTTTTCAGTGTTCTCTTGACGCAGCCATGAAATTTCTTCGTGACCACATTTTTTACAACGACTAATTATAACTGTGACATTCGTATACATCTCGATATCCTCATACACGCAAGGGTCCAGTTCGTTCTCGCCGTCTGGTTTTACAGTTATCCCCTCGGGGAATTCGCATTTCTTCATTCATTCTCCTTTTTTCAATTCCAAGTCAGATACATCGTATCCAGCCTGACATGTTAATGCTGAATTGCTGCATAAGAGATTCTGGCAACCTATACAGGACTGCTTGCCACACTCTGGCTTCCACGGGGGCTCATCAATTGCCGGCAGGGGGTCATCTGAGGTGAACCACTCGAAGTCACCATATTGAGATATAGTGTCCACGGCAGCGTCCACAAGCTTGCTGTAATAGGACCGATCAATATCATTCTCCTTCCCGAGCGTCTTTACCGTCTCTGACTCAAGCCAGCGATAACCTTTTGCTCCGGTGGCAGAAGAGTATTTCGTATTACCTTCTTTGTCCTTGTCCTCGCGCAGGAGCTCTCCCCCGCCGCATCCGGGCTTAATCGGGCAGAATTGTCCAACCTTACCTATAAATTGGTAGTTGTGCTCATCGTCAGGCAGGTCTTCGTTCATATCCAAATATAAAGCGGTCTTAACTTCCTTAGTCTCGCACATATCGGTAAACTCGACGGGTTCCTTGCTGAAGAGTGTCTTGAAGACATACGGTACTGCAAACTGTGTACCAGTAGCAGTCCACTCGCCTGCATGCTTACCGTCTTTAAACTTAGCAACATACACGGCATCATTAACAAGACAGAACTTTTCAAAGTTTGCCTCGGTCTCGAACGTGTATCCAAATTCTTTACCGAACTTGACGACAAAGTCCTGAATATATTCGTCCGCATTCGGGATCTTGATTGAGTCCGTCTTGATATGAGCTACCATATAGCCGAGCTTCTGGACCTGACTCTTGAGTAGTGTCATGAAGAGTGCGCCACGCTTGGCAACTATATTGTCAATGTTTCTCGGATCGCGGAAAGGATTCTCGAAAGCAGCACTGGTCAAACCGTAAATGGAGTTAATTACTATCTTCAGCGCCTGTGCCAGACCATCTGCTTGCTCCTCGTTAAGATATGGTTTCAGAGCCCCATTCAGAAGTTTGCCGGCTTTGTCGAAGTCTTTGTGCTTGATCGCTACGCGAGCCTCGACAATATCCTCAAATCGTCTCGTAAACTCAGGACCAAATATCCGTTCAAAGATCGCGCTATGCGGGTGCTGCGAGGCAATGTCTCCATCCCAGACATTCGAATACACACCAGGCTCAGAATAGACTCTTCCGCCCTCTCCTATTTCTTCTCCAAGATATGTAGATACACCATTCTCAAACTTATAACCTTTGAAGAAGGGGAGGATGCTCCAACCATTGGGAAGAACCTCTCCAGGAATATAATCTCGATACTGAGGAACCCCCTCACCATCGAAAACTCGGAAAATATAATCCGGTCCGAATTTCTCCCTATACTCCTCGTATCTGTCACCACTGACAGGCTTGGACATGTCGCGATAATTGAATATTCCCTGCGGTTTACGGTTATTACCAAATATAATCTTCGTAGAAAGAGCATTTGTCGTGTCGTTTACGGATACATTGGATATACCGTGCATCGCTTTAACGAGGTCGACCTGGATCTGTCTAGCTACAAAGTCTGCTTTTCTGGCATTGAATACCGCTTCTGTTGCGTAAACGTCGTTATCGCAATATATAGCAACCTTCTCCCACATCTCTTCAGGTACTGGCTGGTCCCAAGGCAAACCAAGTTCCTGATGGTGAATTCCTAACTCGATTTCCCACTTTTTCAGAGACTGCTTCTTCGTAGCAAAGTCGTATACATCTGTGTATGAGATGTTGTATGCTTCTCCAAAGAATATTCCTTTCGAACCCTTCTTTGCGCCGACGATCTTCTGGGACAAATTGAACAACTGCTCGTTCGTATACCCCATCAGTCGAGCGTAGAGAATATGGTTATCGTATCTACGGCAGTTGAAGCCCACCAGTCTGTGATGCAGAAGCTCCTCGATATCAGAGGGACTCGGATTAATCATTCTAACGACCGGCTGACCCTCACCTTCGTATTTCCAGTTCACCAGAAATAGATTTGGAAAGACTTCCACATCATAAAAGACCAGGGGGTTCTCATCATTAGACTCCGGGACAGATGGCTCTTCTGATTTGAATTTCATCTGGTTTGCGAGCTTCAGACAATAGTCCGCCTGATTCGTACTGCCAGCAGCAAAAGCCACTATAGAGTTTTTCATATCGCTAACATCATATCCAAGACCACTCTTGTATGCATCCTCGAGCAGGCTATAAATATAATCGACGCTAGGCTTTGTTGCCGCATGGTATTCTTTATTCAGATTGCGTTTAATCATTGTCCGAAGCATCTTTTCGTTTTTGATGCCATCCCAATTAATCAATTTTTCATCTCCTTTTAGTGGCAATCCGGAACTGATTTGGGCGATAGGGAGGCTATTGCATTTCGTAAGTTTTCTTCGAAGAGAGCTCTTTCCCGTGAAGACTTTAATTTCAATACTGTCATCATAGACTCGACTAAGCTTGGAAACATCACCGGTATAAATATAATGTAGATGAACACCAGCGCCGCTTTTGCTTAACTCGGCATATGTAGCCGGCCATTTACTAGCCTCTTCCACATTCCTATCAAATGATTTATTACCGCTTTCGTCCTTAATATCAAAGTCGATGACAATATGATTCTCAGGAACTCGGACAAAATGCAGTCTCGAAGTGTCTAATTGCGACAGCTTTGTTCTGACATCATCCCATTTTTTACTCGGAGTTCCATCGGCTTTACCATACTGAGCAGGATAATCTGCGCACTCCTTATCAAATATAGATTCTGCAGCATCAAACTTGATAAGGTGTACCTTCGGCTCTTCTCTTTTCGTCGGCTCGGTTTTAAACTCGTCTTCGAAAATATCAGTTCTGAATCCGGAATAATAGCTTCGTATTCTTTCCCCCTCTCCAGATACGAATCGCTCACTGAAATCATTGAAATAGTTTTTAAGTTCTTCTTTGAAGCCCCTTTGAGCAAGCGGATATGGAACCTTGGCCTCGTCGCAATATGTCTTGTACATCTCCCAGGCAGCTTTTAGCGTCGTTCCGTCTTCTTTTTTAAATATGTGGTACGAGTCTATAATAAAGTTATAGAAATCGTTAGACGCTCCCATCATTGTTACCGGGGTGTAATCGTCATACCTACCGGGGTCATCCAAATATACCTCTTTACAGTGGTATGCTATAGCTCCGAGTTCGAAATCAATCTGCTTCATAATGCGCTTGTACTCAGTAGGAGCTAATTTGTTTCCGGATGGTGATACATCGATCAGTCTTCGAATAAGACCAGACTTAGCGTCCGTAATCTTCACAGGCTTATTTGTACCCATAAACAAGAAGCACTTAAATTGACTCGCGTATGTCGATTTAAATTTCTCATTCACAGTCATCAGCTCATGCGAGACAAGACTGTTAAGCCTGGTGTTATCTTCGATTCTCGACAAGTCGCCGTCATGCTGGATTGCGACCAATGGGTTAGTCTTGAATGCCTCAAGAGCGAATGAGTTGCTGCTAGAGCCAAGAGCTTTCGCATCAAATACCGAATAATATCCCTCGAATAACTGCTGGATTATGTTCAATACTGTCGATTTACCAGTTCCCGCAGCACCATAGAGAACCTCGAATTTCTGTATCTTTTTAGAATCTCCGGTGACAATAGAACCGATCGCCCATTCGATCTTGCGTCGCTCCTCTTCCGAATATATAGTTGACATCAGCTTGTCGTAAGCAGCGATGCTCCCCTTTTCTAATGGATAGCTCAGCCTCTTACTTGCGTAGTCTTTTTTATTAGGCTCTGCATTCGAGAACATGAGCGTCTCGTCAAGCATGTGGAAGTTATCTCGCATCTGCTTCTGACAATACTTGTGCCAAATGTCAATAGACCCGGAGCTGGAGTCCCACATATACATTATTCGGACAGTCTTATCATCACCGTGGACATATTCTTGTGCATACTGCTCTAGTTCTCTGTCAATTAGCTGTATGGCATCTTGCTCGTCCGTAGACCATAGGCCACGTTCCTCGACCCAAATAGCATAAAAATCGCTTCCTCTAATCATGAGGTCATCGGATTTTCTCATAATGAATCTTGGGTAGATTTCTACATAATTCTTTTTGGGGCTTCTAATAGAAACCTTCAAAAAATCAAGCATTACACTCGTTTGACCTCCTTCACGTAATACTATTTAGATACCAACAAAGCTGATACCATATTTCTACCTTTCGTAAGTCGGTGTCGCAATTTCTAACTGTGAATAGTCCCCCGCGGCCGTCGGGTTCGTATTTTCTGTTAAGAAATGTTTCGATGACTTCTTCGACATAGCGCTCGTCAAAGCGATCGTCGGTCATGGAACCTACACCAAGATTCACGATCATTTCCCAGAACCATTGACTTGTTCTGTCACCTATTCTTGGATCGTCCATAATATCCTCTTCGCAACGAATTGCTAGTGCAACCATCATTTCAAGGACATTGCATGGACGGCCATCCAAATATCTTTCAATCCAGAAGACGTCTCCCCCGGAATTGTGGACATAGTCGTAATATCTCAGTCTGAGATCTACGCCATCGCAGGCTCGGTTCTCATCTCTTTCGATCGTGTATCTGAAATTCGTATAATATAAATAGGATAGTAATCTCCTGTACGACACTTCGTCGGAGAATCTATCATGGCAAACTATGTCGTACAGCCAATTGAAATATCCGTCATCAATATCATCTCTGTACGCCATTAGTCATTATCCTGATCTTCATTTTTCCCAACCACATCCCAATAGTTTCTAAGATCTCTGAGGATTTCGTAATCCGCGCATCTGTCATCATTGCGAACAAATACCGAATCTTCCTCATACTCTCCGAAACGATTGAGCGAGTCTTCTCCAACAACGTCGGCAACATCTTCAATAACTTCATCCCAGTCATCTGCCAGCACACCATCAGCATAATAGTTAAGGCTGATAGCGTCATATTCCTCGATGTTTCCGAATTCGTCAGGAGTTATCACATAGGGTCCGCTCTTTTTTTCAGTCATTTCTTCTGCTCCTTTCTCTTCATCATTTTCTGTCACCTCCGGTTCATTTGTATAATGTAAGGCGTTGAGCATTTTACGATACGAGGCGAGCTCATCGGGCTTAGGATCAGCAGTATGCTCGTCCTCTGGCTCAATCGGCTCTTCGACTTCTGGTTCAGCATCCTTGTAACGGAATGCTTCCTTTACCGATTCTATTTCCTCATTCGCAATCTGCTCGTACTTGGTCTTAACTATGTACCAAGTAACTGCGGAGCCGATAGCGGCCCCAACAGCTAGTATAAAAAAGTTACGCAACGTATGGTTCATATTCTTCCTCCTCTGTTTTTGTAGACATGACCGTAAATGCCAAACCTCCGAAAAATATCGAAGCACTTAACAAAATACCACCAATAATATGCCTTTTTCTTTTAGTGTTTAATATGTGTTCTAGTGTCGATACAATCCCCTTTAGTTTCTCCAAGTTATATCAGTCCTTTTATTTAGTAGTTAAAAATGTCAATCCTTTTACAAAGCATATTCCTGAAATAGCTGCGAAAGTGTAAGATATAACCGTTGGCATGTTTCTCATTGGTCAACATTCCTCTCTTAAAGTATCCAGATTATAAGCTTAATAGTTGCTGCTATAATGATAGACGTAAGGCATGCCCACAGGACTATGCCGAGCAAATATCCGAGTTTATAGCCGAAGTTGTTAGGCTTTCCTCCATTTGTGTCTTTCATTTATTTGTCCTTTCTGATCTGGGATCTTTTATGTTTTTTGGGAAATATAATTCTCCTCCCGCATAGAAGCCCTCTATCTCATCCAGTGCATACCAAACTAATATGGTAGCCGTTCCGACGCCGAGCTTTGCAGCAGCCTCCTTTATTGTCAAGAAGCCGTAAATCTTTCCATTTTTGAAGATATCCGTATCTTCAAGATCGTTCTTAAGAATATAAACAATCAGATCTCTTCCGGTCATTGAATATTCCAACTCCTTTCGAGTGGTTTATAATTTCAAAGATGTGAATCTGTTAAGAATAGTGCCATCGACATTGAAGTCCAGAAGTATGCTACGTTCTCTACCGTTTACGAAGTCATGAGCTTTCTGATTATAAGGATCATAGATTCCGAAGTCGACATAGTTGTCAAGATTAGGATCAGATTCATCATACAGCCATCCTACTGCCTGACCAGCTTGTGTCTTAGGAAGTCCAAGCATCTCGTAAACATCATTAAGGAACAAATATCCCTGTCTTCTCAGTTTTTCATTTGCATAGTTCTGCTGCTGTTTGAGGAAGCAGAGATTAAGCTGAGGATCTCTTGTCCATGCCACGCAGCACTCGTCGAAGAACTTTGCAAACTCACTAGGCTCATGAATATCCGGAACATTTATGATCTTTTTTGCAGTCTTTTCTTCCCCATTTTCGTCGATGGTTTTTTCTTCCACCTCAGTAGCTTTGATGTTGTAGCGCAGTTCATTATCAAGCTCTTTTCCGAAGCGTTCGACTACACGCTTTCTATAATCTTTGAAACCAGTGTCTACTGCCGCGTATGCCGCTGCAAGAGCGAGGTTGCGCTTACGAAGAATATTGTGACCACAAAGAATGCTTGTAATGGATGCTGCACCAAGAAGTACGGAAGGACCATACAGCTTGACGAATTTAACTGCAGTCTGTGCGTAAATAATAGCGAGGTCTTTCTTGCTGTCCTCTACCGAATATCTTTCTTCCGGGATAGTCTCATCTTCAAGAACCTTGTGTACGTTATCGACATTGGTTTTTGTTTCTTCGAGAATCTCGTTTACTTTTGTAGTAGCTTTGCACGCCATTACAGCACTAACTACTGTGCCAGTGATTCCAGCCCCAACAAGAATTTCAGGGCTATGCTTCTTGAGCTCGAATCCAACCTTGTAGAAGGCACGAGTCATTTTGTTCATAAGTTCTGTGTTTTTCATATTATCGATTCTCCTCTTCTATTAATATTGTGGGATTGTTGGGGACGACGTTTGCCCCGATAAAAAATACGATTCCTGCTGCCGATAATGCTAACAGAGTGACCTGTAATGTTTTAGAAACACCCCAAGCATCTAAGATTTGTTTTAAAATATACTCACCTGTCATGGCGATTTACCTCTTTCCAGCCTCGATAAAGAATACTGCAGCTAGGCACATGACTGCCACACCGAGTACTGCGAAACTAAGTTTTCTTGACATAATTATCGATTCTCCTCTTCTAATTTTTCTATGTGTTTTATAAGGTGCTCAAGATACCACTGAGCCTTTTTGAGGTCCTGAAGACCGTTTTTCTTTTTCCAACGGCAGATATACTTTAGTATGTTACCTGTGTCCGTTGCCTCAATTCCCTTGAGATCGAATGTAAATGCTTCGATTACATCAATCACCTCCATACCGGTTTCGGATTGGTAATGGTCGGGATGAGTTACCATTTTGTCCTGAATGTCCATCTTTCTTACCTCTTTATTTAAATGGGTGTTGCTTTCGGCATCTTAATAACATAGCCGTCTCGAACACGTATTACTTCAGCACTGCGGATGTTAGTCCAACCGTACTTATTCACCGTGAAGTTATCGGTCGTTACGCCTGCAGCATTATACAGGTCTCCAACACTTATAACTCCATATCTGTCAACGGCTTCATCAAGTTCGGTGAGAACTCGCTCAGCATCTCCACGAGTATCGAAAGTGATCTCATCGTAGTCCCAACCAGTTCGTCCAAGGCTCCTGCTGCTAGAGGTGACTGCGCTGTTTCTATCAGAGTAGTACTGGGAATAAGAAATCTTCGATGATGAAGAACCTCGCTTTCGTCCGGCCTCTCCATACAAGAGCATATTAATTCCGTTGCTGACCGTGTCGGAAAGAGCACTCTTAATAGCTGGAATAATTACATCAGTCAAGATATAACTACCGACATTCCGTATGTCTTCAGATATAAAAGCACCTCTGAGATTGCTCACTTCTGATTTTTTCTTCGTTTTTACTCCGCCGCTAACGACTTTTTTAACTTTCGGTTCGCTTTGGTTGGCCTGCTGTGATTCTTTAAATTTGTGAGAATTCGGCTTGTAATCTTCCACTCTTTAATTCTCCTTTCGTCCAAGTGTGGTTATTTTTCCAGGCATGGTTATCCGTGCGCCATTGGAAAAGTTGTGCGTATTTTTGTACTGATATGCAAAGTTAGATCTTGCACGTTTTTCAGAGTCAGCCATTGTCTCGGCATGCCAGTTGCTGTCTATGCACTTGTCAAACAGCAAGACAGGTCCCTCGTAAATATATTTCTGCATCAATCGTCTCCTATCATAAAAAACAAAAAGGAGAATATCCTGTTATAGATACTCCCCCTTTTTCGTTAAAATATCAGTCTTACTTAATGATGGATTTTGTAGAACCGATATCACCCTTCGGAATCTTCTTCATTTTCATCATCAACTTCCGAGTCAGCCTGCTTGGAAGCTTCCTTCTTGTCCTTGATCTTCTGCCATACTTTCTTGGCAAATCTTCCTACGAGAATTCCTCCCGCAACAAGACCTGCGCCGACAAGCACCGCAATTCCAACTCCAAGTTTAGAATCTCCCTCGTTCTCAGCCTCATCTTCTACGATGATGTCCTCATTGTTTCCGAGTTCCGTGTCGTTCATGATTTCGTTTTCCATAATAATTTCTCCTTTTAAAAATTAAGTTTTTGGTATTTCTCCATAATATAACTTGCATTTTTCGCGTCTTTACATAAAGCTAGAGTAATCGTATTTAGGCGCGATTGTGTATCGAATGACAAGGCATGGCGTTCCGTCTTCGGCGAGCTGAGAACTAAAGTCCACATCTATCTGACCATCGTCGAAATTCCATCCTAAGTCGTCTCCGATTTTAGTATGGCTCAATCCGATCTCGTCATAGAATTCGTTTAATGACACGTACATGTCGGTCACCAAATTACGATTGATCTTGTTGACGGCTTTCTTGATAGTATCGATGTCGGATCGAAAATATCTTCCGAATGTCCCGTCATAACAGAGAGTCGAACCTTTCCCCGTAATAATTACCTCGTGATTGGTCACAGGGTCATTCTTAATAGACTTCTCGGCCACTTTGTCTCGTATGATGCGCTCTTTTTTCTCTCCGATCTCCTCTATTACTTTTTCCTGATACTCGGTCAATGCAGTTTCTGAAAGCTTGTAGGCTGTCGCGAGAGCAGCTGTGCGTCTTGCATGTACTGAATTAGCACCGATAAGGCATACTGCCGATGTCAGGCCTGTCAAGACCGCTGGCACGTAACATTTCCAAGTCGTCTTCACGACTTCTACCGGAGGAAGTTTCTCCCCTTGTTCGAGCCCGAGATCCGCATGCCTCTCTTCTATCAAAGTTAAAGCCTTTGGAGTGGCTCTAACTGCTAAGACACCTGATGTTATCATCCCAGCGATTCCAACCCCAGTAAGAATCTCCGGACTGTGCTTAGCGATGGCTTTTTGTGTAGCTTTGATTATTCCGCTAAAATTTCTTTTACTCATATTTTTCTCCTTTCAATTTAGAAAAATAAAATAGTCCCGAGTTTCCCCGGGACCAATTTTTACTTCTTGGTTAATGCCTCTGCTACTTTCTCTGTGACCTTCTCATCGATGGTTTTGCTCATTTTGTGATCCTGTGACACCGTTGATAGCATTGCGGATGCCACACTCAACACTACACCAGCCACACCAGCGATTTTAGCCCAATCCATTTTAAATTTCATAAAGCATTCATCTCCTTTCTATAATAGGAACTGCATTTAACGCGAATTAATCACATATAGTCAGATATCGAATCGAATGGGGTGTTGATTATATAACACTCAAGCCCGTCATCCATAGTGACTTTCTGAAGGACCTCGTCCATCGTTGATTCGAAGTAGTTAAGTGTCGCGAAGTCAAAGAAAAGCTGTTTGTCTTCGGATAATTCCTCAGGAATCTCGGTGTAATGCGCTTTAGCAACCTCTTCCTTTGCTTTCCGATCGCCTTCTTCTCCGTAGAGCTCTTTTACCTTATTACGGTATTCTTTGTACGAGGCATCGAGGAGACCATATGCGCTCATTAGACTTGCTTGCTGACGGGTGCTGAGTATATTGGCCCCAAATATGCAAGCGATTGTAGTTGCTCCTATAAGAAGTGCGGGAATATAAACTGGTGCTGCCACTTTAACAACTTCTATAGTTGTTAATTCCTCTCCTTTCTCAGATTCTGCCTCCTTTAAGAGCATCTCTGCTTTTGGCGTAGCTCTAACGGCTGCAATAGAAGTTGCGATTACTCCAGCTGCTCCTATGCAGGTTAGAATCATTGGTGTTGCTGATGGTCTTTTCATTTCTCTCTCCTTTCAAAATATAAAAGAAAGAGACCTTATTCAGATCCCTTTCCGTTTGGAAATCACAGTTTTGTTAAATAAATTTCATCACCTCGTTTGTGGACTTTTACCGGGCGTTTAGAGAACTTAGCGGCCTTGTATAAGCTTGAGTATGCTGACTGAACATCCTGGTAATCGCGACTGTCAAGATCAATCTTTACAATCTTGTTGTCGCCATCGCAGAATTCTTTGATAAGCTTTTGAAGCTTATGGACCGGACGTCTCTCCTTCGGTAATTCGTCGACAGGTACTAATTTCATGATAAATCTCCTTTTAATTATGATTTCATAAAGGAATATGTTTTTTCCGCGATTAAATACATCGTCTGTCAAAACATGTTTCCCAACGTTCTCTAGGAATCGGTTTTATCTTTAACCCCCACATTATCTGTCGCACTGTTACGGTTGGATATAAACCGTCCGTACATTCTCCTGAGCGAGAATTGAAGAAGTCTTTAAACCCAGGGTGTAAATATAAAACGTCTGTTAACCACGGATCTATTTCGCCCCACCATGTTTTCTTTGTAGAGGGGTCGAACCGCTGCTGAATCACTGCTAACCCATGGCCACCTATTGCAAATAATGTGCATGAGTTATAGACTGGGTGTTCGCATTTGTAAGTTGATCCGTACATAGATAAATATATTGATGGTTTCTCATAGTGATAGCGCATAAAATCCTCGTCTTTAATAATTAATAATAATCTTCAAAGTCCTCCATTGGTTCTTGGAACATGTAAATATTGCAGCACTCTCTCCCATCGTCTAATACGACGTCGTTATGGGAGAAATCAATCCATGATTGCCAATACATGTCAAAGCATAGTCCAGTGGACCATCCAAGTTTCCATCCATTCTCCACAGTAGGAATATCTAATTGGTCGTAAAATTCGTTAAGATATGCATAATCTTTCATTATGAGTTCCCGATTCAAATAGTATTCTGCTTTTTGGACTTTTTCCATGGTTGACTCGAAATATCTTTTTGAATAATGGTCATAGAATAAACGAACCGAGTTATCTGATTCCGGATACTTGTCCTCGTATATAGCGTCTTCGATTTCGCTGTTCATCTCATCGCCATATAATTCTTTTAATTTATTTCGGTACTCCTTAAATGATGTATTCGCCAAAGCATAGGCACTGGCCAAAGATGCTTGATGGCGTTTGTTAAGGATGTTTGCACCGAATATACATGCGATGGTGGCAACGCCGAATACCATTGGAGGAACATATGCGGACCATGTCGCTTGAACAACTTCGAGTTTTGTCAAATCGTCGCCCTTATCGTTTTTACTTTCTTCTATAAGTTTCACTGCTTTTGTGGTTGCTTGGACAGTCGTTACCGCCATCCCGGCAACCCCTACTGCGCCAATACATGTTAATATCGTTGCTGAATTGCCTCTTAGAAACCTTTTAGATTTGCACATTAACTTTTCTAGAGCTTGCGATTTGCTCATACAACTCGACCCCTTTTTGTTTGGTTATGCTGTAAAAATAGAGAGGCTATGTTTCCATAACCCCTCGGCTTTAGATCGTATGAAATTCTACCTTTTAGGCCAGAAATTCAAACAATTTCTCAACGAATTCTTTCCTGCGTCAGTTGTAATCATCAGATTATCCTTCCTCTCCAATCCAATAGACAGCAAGGCGATTCCGACTGGGACAGCGAATGCCGTAACGGTGTTAATTATCTTGGTAGTCCTATCCACAAGGCGATCGATCTTCTGGTCGTGAGCTTCTTTTTCCCTAAGCTCATTACTTTTTTCTCGATCTTCCAAGTCAGATACGGTACTAACAAGTTTTGTTATGCCGTTTACAGCTTCGCAGTACTCATTAGAGCCAACCTCAATCGTCTTCAAATCGTCGATTCGATTCTCTGCTTCCTCCAACATCAACTTTTTTACGTTGTTCATAGTTTCTTTCTCCTTTCTAAATTTCTGAACTATACGCTCTATAATAGGGGTCGTTATTTTTGCGAAAGATCTGCATGGTTATCGACTTTTAGGATGACTCGTTTTTTCTTTGACAATATGTCAAGGTCTTCTATTTCCACTCTATAAATGTCTTTCGCCGGGTTTGAATGGTCGATTCTGAGCATGCCGCTTCCTGATACAAGACAAAATATAAGGATTCCGACGCCGCTCCCTATAATCATGCCAAGTATGATGTAGACGAATTCCATCTTGTGTCTCCTTTCTAAAATGTTTTTTCAAAATCTCCAACCCGGGAATTTTTGACTTTATAAAAATATCATCATTTACTGTCACCCGAGTCCGGAAAATATTAATTTTCTAACCTAGATTAAAGAAAGTTCTAACCTAGATTAAAAAGAAAGAGTCCCTGATTAGGACTCATCCTTTCTTTTGATCTTAATAACGATCTCCTCGTTTTCGATAACCGCTTCAAGTTTAAATGCTTCTGGGTTATTCATTACTTCTTTAAGTAAAGTTGGCTTTTCTTTTTTCTCCTTTTTCAATTTTAGATGTACTTTCGAAACGTCAATCTTACCTAAAAGTGATTTAACTAGACTCATTTTTAGCACTCCTTTTGTTATCTCTTCATAAGAGGGACTGTTGCTATCGCGAACAAAAATAAAAAGGAAAGCCAATGCGGCCTCCCTTTTCAAAAACATCACATATCAGAAATGTTAAGTTGCTTTTTAAATTTACGATAGTCCCACGGATATCCTTTGATCCATAATTCGTGCTGACGAAGGTTACCATAAACACCGATCTTGTATAAGCAATCAAGCTCGTAATTAGCGGCTTCCTTCATAGCGCGATATACGTCCTCCTCGTTCCGAATCACGACTAAATAAGTAAATCTAAACATCCTATTTTTCTCCTTTTAGTATTTAGTTTTCATAAAGTAGAATGTTTTTCACGCGAAAAATAAAAGAGAAATATTAGTAACCTATTGGTCTCCGTGATAGTTTCCTATGGACGGAGTCGGACCGTCTCTTTATTCCTCTCATAATACAACCTGCAATTTTCGCGAAAAATAAAAGAATAGGCTAAAGGGAGCAACGAACTCCTTTAGCGGCGGGGACTGCATTTCATCCCGACATTCGTGTCACACCACTTCTATCCTTCTCATAATACAACCTGCAATTTTCGCGAAATAAAAAAGAGCCCTATTAGGACTCGTTAAAAGCTTCTAAATAGAGCAAGTATTCAATCTCCGTGACAACGTCTACAAGATTCTGTAGAGTCTCCTTTGTGTCAAGGACAGTTCCTATGAGAATATCCATGTGGCACTCGTTGGCATCTGATACAATATTGCTAGTGTCATACCTCAATACATCTGCTAGACCATTGGCGATTCTTGCTTTGCTTCTAATTTCTCTCTTCGTCTTATTGTCCATTCTCATATACCATCTCTTCATTATGTGTCTCCTCCTGTATTTGCTTATATCGTTTAATCGCTTTAGCTACTTTTACAACACAGCCTCCGATGACGATTACGCACGCGCTTGCAAGTAAAATATCTTTCTTGTTCATTAATAGTTCCTCCCAAGTTATTAGTCTCTCGTTTTATCAAGCAGCCAGAAAAACCGTCTGTACCTGTCGTAGTAGGTATCTTTGCTACAAGGGATATCGAGTTTGTGTTTTAGGTGTGTATACGATAGCCCTTCTGTAACACCCTTTAAAATGTAATTATGTAAGTTTATATCGGCTTCCATGGCTAAATGCTCTATCAATTTAATCCTTTCCAAATAATATGCTCGTCTCATTGCTTGCTTTGATGTCGGATCTCCTGGGATATTACTCGTAGGCATTTTTTCTATAGACGAACCTCCAATACTTATATCATCCGAATATTCTCTTTTCCAAGAAGGATACTGCAGACAGAAGTGCTTCAGCTCGTAATGCCTATGCTTATCTATCCAATATTTATTCTTTTTGGAAATCTCCGGACGAATTATTGTTGCCATTGGTACTTTGCTCCTTTTTCTCCACAAATTTGATAGTAATTTTTGCGTCATGTTTTCTACTCAAAATATCACTCATGATTGTTTCTATTCTAGCTTTAATGTCTTGGCTAGACACCGACACCCGTACACCCCCTCACTAAGTGTCTTTTTAAGACACATTTAGAATATCACGGGACTTTTGACCTAGTCAATACCTAAAAAGCATAAAATTTGATTTTAAAGACACCGGAATGTAAAATAAAGATACTTGATTTAGGAGGTATTAGTGTGGAGCTAGGACAAAAAATAAAAGAAGCTAGAAAGGCGAAGAGTATGACTCAGCAAGAATTAGGAGATATAGTGGGCCTTCAGAAATCCGCTATCGCCAAATACGAGAGTGGAAGAGTCGTAAACATAAAAAGAAGCACCCTACAAAAGATAGCGGGCGCTTTAAACATCCGACCGTCTGAATTAATCTTCGACGAAACGCCGCAAGGATCAGCCGATTTCCATGTTAGGATAATCACCGACTTCGAATTAATGGATGCGTTGCGAGACTACTACAAACTTAGTTCAGATAACCAAAAGATGGTTAGAGATCTTATCTATAATTTGAAAAAGAATGATAACTAACTATTAACTGAATAATTTACTAGCAAATTCGTATAAGTATACAATTTCGGATTCGCTTAATTTTTCGATCAATTCTAGTAAGTCTTGTTTCATAAATAGCAAAACTCCTCGCAACTGTTTATTTAGAACAAATGTTCTGACAACATTATAGTGAGTAAGGTGCCAAAAGGCAACGTGTAAATGTTTCCACCGAAGGAGGTGATGCCTAAAAAATATAAGTAAGTTGCAACAAGAATACACATAACGGAAAGGGGAGTCAGGATGAGGATTTTAAGAGTTGGTTTATATGAACGTGTGTCTACAATGGAGCAAAGTATAAAAGGATACTCCATTGAAACACAGAAAAGTAATTTAGAGGAATATGCTAAGAAAAACAACATGAAGATCGTAGGTCATTATACGGATGAGGGAATCAGTGGTGCAAAACCGCCTCTGAAAAGACCCGATTTAAAAAGATTACTAGACGATGTTGAAGCTGGTAAGATTGATATGATTCTTTTCACCAAATTAGATCGCTGGTTTAGGTCGGTCAAAGAGTATTTCAAAGTTCAGGATATCCTTGATACCTACGGAGTTCAATGGAAAGCCATTCACGAGAACTATGATACCACCACTGCGAATGGTCAGATGGCCATTACTATCTTCTTGGCTGTCGCTCAGAATGAAAGAGATCGTACTGCCGAACGTATCAAGGTCGTACTTGAACACAAGCGTAAAAATAAAGAAGCTTGCTTCGGCGGTAATGCTATCCCGCTCGGGTATATGAAGGAGGAAGACGAAAACGGCGTTATGCGTCTTGTCAAAGATCCTGAGACCAAGCAAGCAGTCCAAGAGTTTTGGGATATCATGCTGGAATATAACAATTTAAACAAGGCGATCCGACACATGGCTAACGTGTATGGGATTCATAAAGATTGGAAATCATGGATGCGAATGACCAGAAGTGATTTTTATTGTGGAGTTCATAGAGGTATTCAAGATTTCTGTGAACCGTATGTATCCCCCGAGGATTTCTTGAAACTGCTCGAGAAGAGACCACAAAAAGCGACGCCAACAGGACGAATATACATGTTCAGAGGGTTGATTAGATGTCCTGAGTGTGGTCAAAAACTATGCGGGGACGCAGATACCCGCCGATCAAAAGTATATAAGACTTATCGATGTGCATATAGAGCAAGAGGCTGCGGAAACAGTAGTAGTTATTCCGAATTGAAGATGGAGAAAAATATGTTAAAAGACCTCGATAAGCACCTGAAGAACGCAATTGCCAAGGCAGAGATTGACTTGTCTAAGCCGAAACCCAAATCGGCAATAAATATAAAGAATTTGAAAGAGAAGCAACGTCGTTTGACTGTAGCTTACATGGCTGGAAATCTAACTGACGAGGCGTATCTTCAAGAAGATAACGAACTGAAAGCTTTAATCGCTAAAGCTGAACAAACTGCTCCACCTGAGCCAAAAAATATAACCCCTCTAAAAGAATTGCTTAATATCGACTTTAAATCTTTATATGAAGGATTCACTGATGAGGATAAACAAGCATTCTGGACAAGGTTAATAAGAGAAATAAAACTAGACGGACGAAGCGTTTCTGAAGTCATATTTTTTTAAATCTTAGTCTGGTGTATTTGGACGTCATCAACCCACATTGTCCTGTTACACCGGAAAATATAAAGGAGTAGAAACCCATGAGTAGCAAGGATTCGAAGACGCAGCAAGAAAGAATTATAGAATTATACATCAAAGAATATATAACTGAGACCGAGTATTACGTGATGTATAATAGAATAAAGAAAGGGGCTGAGAAAGATGGCGAAAACATATAAGTTCGAAAACGCGACTGTAACAGTTAGGGGAGAAATAAATAAAGAGCGTTTGGAGAAAGCGACTATTGCTCTTGTAAAGGCAGCTAGAAAACAAAAAAGAAAATAAGAAGTAAAAAAGAAAAGGCCCTGTCATAATGACGGGGTCATTTTTCTTTGGAGATTATTTCTGGTTTCCAATATTTTGGGTTCTTTTCTTCTTCCTTAACTTGCGCTTTTAGTCTCTTAATTTCCTCATTGAGCCCTTCGTTGAGCTCCTGATTCAATTTGTCTAAAGTGATTAAAGTTTTGATGAATTTTTTCACACCCATTATAAACTCCTCCTTTGTCTTCTCTCCATAATAGGACTTGTTTAGACCGCGAATAAAAATAAGAGGGGTTGCCGCTTTCACGGGCCCCTCTTGTTTTTAGTGCATTAATCTCGCTGTTCCAGCCGATCGATTCTTGTGTTTATTGTCTTGATCTGATCCTCGATTACATCATCAAGGGTTTCCAAATGATAGACCCTCTCGACAACCTTGTTGTGTTTTTCAACTTTCTCTTCGAGCTTTTGGATTCGATAGTTTGTAAGTTTATTCGCAGTGAGAATGCCCAATATTGAACCGAGAAGTGTTCCGACCAATGATAAAAATCCTACAATTATCGTGTCACTCATGCTGTGTCTCCTCCTGCTCGATAGGTTTATTTTTCTCGTTAGCTATGAGCTGTTCAAGATATTGGAGACACTGGGCCATGATTTTAGTGTTTTCGCCTTTCGTTTCGATCAGCAATAATGTGTTATAAAGTCTCGTTAATTCAGTAGGCATTATTGATTCTCCCTTTCTTCTAAAGTTTTTAGCCTTGTATTCAGATCTTGAATGAGTTTTAGTAAAGCAGGAACTATGATATTGCTGTTCCACATCTCGGGAATTGTTTTACCATCTTGATCTTTTTCATGCTGGACCGCACAAGGAAGAACATCCTCGAGATCCTCGACAATGAAGCCATACAACGGTTTATCGTACAGTTCATCATCTGCTGCAATATAATCTTCCTTGTATTTGAATTTCTTCACCGGCAAATCATAGAGTCCTCTCAAATCATCGATTCCTGCAATAGAAATATCTTTCTTGTACCTTTGAGACGATGACGTGCTTCGTCCGAAGATACCATTGCTGGTGACCACCATATTGGCTGTAGATGAGTACGTACGGTTATAAGTCAAGTACGAGCCAATATATCTGGACGTCGCATCTGCAGCTCCGAAGAACCAAACCGAGGATGTATTATTCGCAGCCGTATTGTTTCCTGAAGTTACTTTAAAGGCGTTACCGGTAGCAGTTTCACTTACGTTTTTAACCTGGTAATACATTACTGCAGCGTTATTGCCGAATATATATTGCCCGCTTGAGTTTACACCGCATAGAGTGTATGTGCTACTACCAGAAATTATATGGAGAGCATTTGTTTTACCATCGCCTTTTCCCAAATATATATTCGACCAACCTTTATCACCATAAGCTCCCAGTGCATATGTAGCATTTGCATTGGGCGCAATACTACGACAATTGATCCATGATGCTTCGACATCAAGATTGCTATTCGAATTTATACTAACGTTGTTACCATATATTTTGGTTTCACCGATACTATTGATATATCCCCCATAGCCAAAAGTCGTATTGCCATTGTCATTAAGAGCATCAATTATGCCTAAATAATCCCCATTATAATATGACGCATTTTTGGCATACAAAGCTCCATCCTGAAACATCAGCGCACGGCTTGCATTGTTGTTAATCGAGACGTTCCCACCTTCCATATTCAAAAACAGATGACTTGAAGTTGTGGCATTGGATTTTGCCATAATTTCGTTATTATCCATTTCGATATGATAGCCGGTCGGCGTACCAATAACAAGAGCTGGTTTGGTAGCTCCTGATCCCAACGAGCCAGACGAGTCATTCGTATTCGCGATCTTTAAACCGTACTGGTCGACAGTAACAAGAACCTTGCTATTCTTTCGAATATAAAGTCCGTCATTGTCAATATACAAATTGTTTCCGGCAGTCTTACCGATCAGAGTTGTAGCACCGTAGCTAGCAAGTGTCGTCCCACTCGAGTCAAGGATGTTGAACGCCGAACTCGTTATTTGAGCTCTGGTCCCAGACCAAGATCCAGACGTCTTGTTTCCTATCAATACTCCATTTGTAGTGTCGACAGAAATAAAGTTAGTAGCCGTTTTCTTGGCAGCATCTGCGGTCGATTGTGCTGTCGCTGCATTGGTTTTAGCTGTATTTGCAGTTGACTGCGCAGTTGCAGCATTGGTCTTAGCCGTATTCGCCGTCGATTGTGCCGTTGCCGCGTTAGTCTTAGCTGTGTTTGCAGTCGACTGCACAGTAGTAATATCATTTTCTGCAGTGCTCATTCGGGCTGTCAATCCGTCTGCAGTCTGCTCGAGAGTCGTCGTCCGTACGCCAAGGTTCGTAGTCTCAGTCACGTTCGACGCGATACTGTTAGCCATTATCGTTATCGAAGACTCGGCAGATTCCACTCGAGTGTCCAATGCTGACAATTCATCCTTTGTCGCTCGTAATGCAATTGCATCCGCATTTTGAGTTATAGATGTTTCAGCTGCCGTAACTCTAGTAGTGAGAGCATCTACACCCGATTGTGCATCAGTACCAGCTTTCTTTGCATCAGCTATACTCGTGTCGATATCTTCTGGGGCAGGAGTCCATGATGTTCGGCGATCACCTTCCTCGATTTTCAGATTGGTAATCTTCATTGTTGCAGGAGTGCCTGGAGCACCGCTCGCGTTTTTATACAAACATGTATAAAGAACAAGATACGTATCATCGTGGATCTGTGGCATAATGAAAGTTTTATCCAAAACATACTTAGCCCCAAGAGCGCCCTTTGTGCCTTCCACCAAAGTAAAATCGAGCATCGTCCCATTACTGAGGGATGGATTATAGAAATAGAAAGCGACTCTACTATCATACATTCCATTACTAGAATACGCGGGAAGGGCTGTAATTTCTGCCTCGCAATGAATAGAGTATTTTTCCATGACAGTGAATGCTTCTTTGAGTCTAGCTGTTCGCATTACTGTGCCAACCCAGGATCGAGCTTTGAATTCTTTCGTTGAAGTGCCATCGAAATTAATGGTTCCCGTAGATAGATCTTTTAAGGTAACAATGTTTCGACCGCCGATTTTAAGATCGTCCAGATTAGATTGAACGGCATTAGCTTTAGCGGTGGCATCTTTTGCTGCAGTACTTATAACCGCTTCTTTTGCTGTTGTCACCTCGGTCTTAGTCGCTCGAAGAGCAATCTGTTCCGAGTTTTGCGTAATGCTCGTTTCAGCAGAAGTCATTCTTGTCTTCAATGCATCGGCATCTTCCTGGGCAGCGTCTGCAGCACTTTTGGCAGCATTAATCTGAGTCTGCACATTTGTGCCGCTCGTAAGGTCAATACTGTCGGCAGAAATGGCAAGTTTGTAGTTCCCATTAGAATCCTTGTAATACTTGATATAGCTGGTTCCGTCGCCGATGGCAGCCTGGGCATCTTTACCCAAATATATCCCCCTCGTGGTGTTAACCGCAGAAACCTTTGTCCCAGAATATAAAGCAGATTCGGTTATATTAAAACCGCCAATTGTAGCACCGAAGGCAACCAGGTCTGTTACGTTAACCTTAGTAGCCGTGATGGATTTAGCCTTAATGACACTACCATCCAAGCTATTTTGATTTGTCTGCTGAGCCTCGGTAGTTACGCCGTCCGTATTTAGTTTGTAGTAAAGACCGTCCGTACCTTTGATGACAAGCTTCTCGGCTTTAACTGTATTACCCTCAATCAAGTCACCACTAATTGTGACTCCGACAAGTTTTCCAGTGATGGTGGAATCTCCAACTACAACATTTTGAATAAGCCCTGAGTTTGCATAAAATTGCCCCATGGTAGCTTTGCTAATATTGGAGAAATCGATGTTGGCATACTTGCCTTCAATATCGGCAGCGGAAAGCTTCTCTGTCTCAAGAGTATCAATCCTACCCTTTTCGGTATTCAGATTCGCAATCGTTGCATATGTTGCAGATAAAACTTCTGTAGTAACGATATTCGATTCAAGAACATCAATCCTCGCTTTTTCCACATTAAGATTCTCAATCGTCGCATACGTAGCCTCGATTTGAGCAGCCGTAAGGGTGTTAGCTTGCAGGTCATCGATATCGGCTTCAGCAGCCGTGAGCTTCTTGTTGATAGTAGCCGTGTCTGCTTTTAAAGTGGTAATATCAGCTTTGGCCGCATCTAAAGTTCCGCTGATTGTAGCAGTATTAGTTTTTAAGCTATTAATATCTGCGATATTAGCGGTTAACTTCCCCTGAATCTCTGTGTCCACGGTTTCGAGAGTATCGATTCGCGCGATCTGCGCATTAAGGGTACTAATATCAAGCGTATCGCCTACTCGAGGTGCTGGGGATGTGAGGTTGCCGGTAACGACTGCCGAGTGATTCTTAATCATAATCGTCACTCGGTCGTCCGGAGATACGACAGTAGTTGCCAGCACAGGAGTGAGCAAATCAGAGCCGTCGATCTT